TTACTCTAGAAGTAAAATGAATGAAGGAGATTCTGCGTTACCATGGGAAGCAGAAGCATATAGAAAAACAAAATAAAATTTAATTAAATGAAAAATAATAAAAAAGAAAATATAGTTGATCTTCAAGACTTAATTCAAGAATCTAAAGGATTAGGAGATACAATACATAAAATTACAACTGCAACTGGGATTAAAAAAGTAGTAGATAAAATATCTGAAAAAACTGGTAAACCATGTGGTTGTGGACAGAGAAGAGACGCTTTAAATAAAATGTTTCCTTATGGCAACAAAAAATAAAAAAAAATTTTCTGAAACCAAAGTAGGAGCTTTTTTATCAAAAGCCGCGCCTGGAATTTTAGGTACTGTTGGTGATGTGTTACCAGATCAAGGTGTTTTAGGTATGGTTAAAAACTTAATACAAAAAGAACCTGAAACTGTGTTACCGCCAGAAGATAAAGAAAAAGCTATGAAGCTTTTAGAAATGGATATAATAGAAATGCAAGAAGTTTCAAAAAGATGGGATAGTGACATGAAGTCAGACTCGTGGCTAAGTAAAAACACTCGTCCAATGTCTTTAATATTTCTTACTGTTTCTATGGTAATTTTAATAATATTAGATAGTTTTCAATGGAACTTTACAGTAG